CAGGGCATACAGCAGGGCATACAGCAGGGCATACAGCAGGGCATACAGCAGGGCATACAGCTTGAAAGCCTTATAAATCAATGGCATACAATAACGTCAAATAATTGACACTTAGCCTTGAATCCTCTGTAACCCGCGTAATCCGTGGCTTCCAGCGATAGGGGGGGGGTTAAAATAAAAAATAAAGCGCAGGCGGGGAGGACTTGACAAGACGACTGGCGGGGGCATTATCTCCAACGTTTGCATTTTTCCTGTACTAATTGCATTTATCATATATACCGTCAAATAAATGACACAATGTCAAATAATTGACGCATAGGGGGGGGCGTTCAATTCCGAAGGTGATGCAAAAGATTCACAGACAAAAAAGTCATTTCCATATATATTATAAATATTTTTTAACAAGCTAAGGATTCATGCGACCATGCAATCATTTCCATATTCACCAAGAGAGTTAAAAGTCACAGAGGCGCGTCTAAACGCCATTTACGACGCGTCAGCACTTGGGCTAAAGGGTGACAAGCTCGCCCTCGCTGCAGGGCTACTTCCAAGCGAGTATCGGCAGTTGTGCCAACTCGACCCAAACGTTGAGTTGATGACGATGAAGGGGGCCGCTGACGCAGAGGCGCAAATGGCACAGGTGTTAAAAGACGCGGCGCTAGGGGGCGATACAAAGGCGGCGTTAGCAATTCTTCAAAATGTACACGGGTGGGCAAGTGCTAAGGAGCAGAATAAGGTGGCGTTTGGCATCACTAACGCGGACGGCACAGCGGCAAGTCTTGTTATCGGGTGGGAGTCATGAAGGTTGTCATTCCCTACAAGCCAAGAGATGTGTTTAAGCCGCTACACGCGAGAAAAGAAAGATGGGCGGTTGTGGTCGCTCACAGAAGGGCGGGCAAGTCGGTAGCGTGTATTAACGAATTGATAAAGTGTGCTTGCACAGACTCTAGTGGGGATGGTAGGTATGCCTACATCTGCCCATACTACTCACAGGCAAAACAAGTAATCTGGGATTATTGTAAGACGTTTACAAAACCCATACCCAACATAAAGGTGAACGAAAGTGAATTACGACTCGATTTTCCAAACGGGGCGCGTATTCAGTTATTTGGTGCTGACAATCCTGACAGGTTGCGCGGTCTTTACTTTGACGGGATTATTGCTGACGAGTATGGCGATTGGAAGTCAACTGTATGGCCGTATGTTATCCGTCCTGCGCTGGCTGACCGCAAAGGGTGGGCGATAATTATTGGGACGCCAAAGGGTAAGAATAGCTTTTACGAACGCTTTGAAGCGGGCAAGCAAGACAAGGACTGTTTTACCTTGCTGCTGACCGCATCTAATTCGGGCATCCTCGACCAAGAAGAAATTGACGCGCTGAGAAAGGAGTTGTCGGAGGACGCATGGCTACAGGAGATGGAGTGCAACTTCGACGCGGCGATACCGGGGGCTATTTACGGCAGAGAAATGTACGAAGTGGGGCAATCGGGTAGGGTAAGGCCTTGCTATGACCGCAAACTCAAGACGTATGCGGCTATCGATTTGGGGTGGAGCGACGACACGGCGATTTGGTGGTTTCAGGTGGCCGGCAAAGAGCTTAGGTTTATTGATTGCTACAGCAATAGTGGAATGCCTATCGCGCATTATCATGACATTTTGCAGAGTAAAGGCTATGATTATGGCGAATGGTTATATCTGCCGCACGACGCGAAGGCTAAATCTTTGCAGACGGGCAGAAGTATTGAGGAGCAATTTCGCTCGCTTGGTTGGTCGCCTAGAATTGTCCCAAATATATCACTTATGGACGGGATACAAGCCGCTAGGTTATCATTAGCAAACTGTTGGTTTGACCCAAGCTGCAAAGAAGGAATGGAAGCGCTTACACAGTACCAAAGAGAGTATAATGTGGACAAAAAGGTATTTAATGAACGCCCCAAACACGATTGGACATCTCACTTTGCTGATGCTTTCCGGTACGCGTGTCTTGCATGGCGTGAACAACGACCAGACGCAGCGCCAAAACCCAAAGCAAAATACTGGGAAGACCAGTCCTTAGAGGAGTTGTGGGAACACAGCTCGAAACGTAGAGGTAGACGAATATAATGAGTGACAAACTATCAGCACAGCCTTGGCACGACGAAATATCGCGCTACCAAGAAGAATATAAGAAGTGGACGGAGCGTGGCGAGAAGATTGTCAAGCGCTACCGTGACGAGCGCAAAGACGCAGAGCAAGCGGACGCACGATTTAATATTCTTTGGTCTAACGTACAGACACTAAAGCCTGCCATTTACGCAAAACCGCCCAACCCTGAGATTTCAAGACGCTTTGACGATAGAAATGACGCCGGCAGAGTAGCGAGCATAATTTTAGAGCGCATTCTTGATTTTGAAATTAAAGAATACCCTGATTTTCACGACACGCTGTCTTGCGTGGTGGACGATAGACTGCTTCCAGGCAGAGGCGTGGCATGGCTGCGCTACGAACCTAAGATTGAAGAATTTGAGCCTCAAATTACCAATTATACGGAAGTGGGTGATAGTGAATATACCGCAGAGCGCACACCGGATGAAGAAAACGGGTTAGCACAGACTGAAGTTTATGAACGTGTCGTGTCGGAAACAACACCGGTGGATTATGTCTACTGGCAAGACTTTGCACATCTACCTGCTCGAACATGGGACGAGGTGACATGGGTAGCGCGTCGCGTCTATATGACGTTAGATGAAGGGATTGAGCGTTTTGGCGACATTTTTGAGAAAGTCCCGTTAACTAACACGTCAAACCGTAAAGACGGCGACAAAGAAACCACTAAAGCCGATAAAAAAGCGGAAATTTGGGAAATTTGGAGCAAAGCTGAAAAATGCGTCTATTGGATTGCGGATAATTACGATGTCATCCTAGACCACAGAGATGACCCTCTAGGCTTGACTAGCTTTTACCCCTGCCCTAAGCCTTACTTTGCAACTACATCAACAGGGACGCTGATTCCTGTAGCAGATTTCCTACTTTATCAAGACCAAGCAGACGAAATTGACGAGCTAACAGGTCGAATCAAGCATTTGACCAAAGCGCTCAAAGTGATGGGTATTTACGCGGCGGACGAGCCTGCGATTGAACGCTTGATGAAAGAAGGTAATGATGGGGTGCTTGTTCCTGTCAAAAACTGGGCGGCGTTTGTTGAAAAAGGCGGATTGCAAGGTGCGGTTCAGTTTATGCCACTTGGCGACGTTGCGTCAGCACTGCAACAGCTATATCAAGCGCGTGAAGCATGTAAACAAATTATTTACGAAACAACAGGGCTTTCCGACATTATGCGTGGCGCGTCGGTAGCGAGTGAAACAGCGACAGCGCAGCAGATTAAGAGCCAATACGCGTCGTTGCGACTTGGCAACATGAAAGATGGGCTTTACCGCTTTGCGCGTGAAATTCTACGCATGAAGTCAGAGATTATCTGCTCAAAATACCAACCACAGACATTAATTGAAGTGTCAGGTATTATGAACACGCCTGACGCTCAATTTGCGCAGCAGGCAATTGAGTTACTTAAAAATGAGCCTGCTAGAGTCTTTAACGTTGACATACAGACAGACACGTTAGTTGAGCTTGATAAACAGACTGAAAAAGCAAACCGCATGGAGTTTTTGCAAGCGGTGAGTAGCTTTATTAAAGACGGTATTGGCGCGGTTAAAGAAGACCCTGCCATAGCACCGTTAGTTGGAGAGCTATTGCTTTATGGTGTTCGAGGATTTAAAGCAGGGCGTGAACTTGAAGGCGTACTTGAACAGTTTGTTGACCAAGCGGCTAAAAAAGCACAAGGGCCTCAACCACCAAGCAAAGACGAGCAACGCACCCAAGCAGAGGCGCAAATTGCCCAAATGAAGATGCAAGCACAACAACAGTCAGAGCAGGCAACAATGCAGCTTGAACAAGTGAAACTTCAAGCAAGCAATCAGCTTGAACAAGCTAAACTCGAGTTTGATAGATGGAAAACACAGCTTGATAACGACACTAGAATTGCTATTGCACAAATTCAAGCTCAAAATAGTATGAAACAGCACGTCTTATCGCTTAACGCAGGAAAAGACGATTCAATGACAGCGCTTGATGAAACTGGAAACCCACAGTTGAATAGCGTATTATCCGCGTCATTAAACAATGTCATTGAAAACGTAAATATGAACATGACGCAAATGATGACAATAGCAAATCAACAAAATCAAGCATTGCTTGATAGAATGTCTGAAATGCATCAACAAGTAACTCGTCCGAAACAAGTGGTTCGCGACGCTAACGGCAGAATTATAGGAGTCAAATAAATGGCAGTTTCACTTAATACAACCTTGCGCAACTCCCGCGCGGACGCGATTACTACTTTTGCTGGCAACGGCGCAAAACTTAGAATCTATACTTCTGGGGCGACACAATTAGCGGAATGTGTTTGTGGTACACCGTTTGCTGGCGCAGCGTCTGGCGGTGTGCTTACGCTAAGCTCAATCACTGCTGGAACAGCAGGCGCAACAGGTACCGCCGATAACGCAAGTATTTATAAATCTGACGGTACAACGCTCATTATTTCAGGTCTTACAGTTGGAACGTCAGGAAGTAATATTAACTTGTCTAGCGTTGCTATTACAACTGGAGACAGTGTGGCAATTTCTTCAGCTACGATTACAGAAGGTAATGCGTAATGACGTTAATTTTAGCGGATAGAGTTAAGGAAACGACAACTTCTACAGGCACTACCGCTATTACTTTAGCGGGCGCGGCGACAGGATACCAATCGTTTTCTGCTGCAATAGGAAATGGAAATACCACTTACTACACCATTGCAGACCAGACAGGCGCAAATTGGGAGGTAGGAATTGGCACTTACGCAAGCTCTGGTAACACACTTGCCAGAACCACCGTATTGGCATCTAGCAA